TTCTCCAGTGCCAGATCAAAATTATACGACTGAATTACATTATTTATATAAACCCAATTCTTTAGTTACAGATACAACAGGAACTTGGATGTCTGATCATGCTAGAAACGGATTATTGTATGGTTGTTTAGTAGAGGCATATACATTTATGAAAGGCGATCCTGATATGATGGGGTTGTACGAAAATAGATTTCAACAAGAAATGGCTAGGCTAAAAAACAAAGCTGAAGCACGAGGAAGGAGAGACGAATACAGATACGATTCGCTTAGAACAACGGTTACATAAAGGAGAGAGAAAATGAAACCAATCAAGAAGCTTGAAGGCAAGACTGTGGCTATTGTCGGTATGGGCAAAAGCTGGTTTGATTATAATTTAGCAAAATCACATGGGTCACATTTTGATGAAGTTTGGGCAATAAATGCAGTAGCATCTGTTATTTATCACGATAGAGTATTTATGATGGACCCACCATCTAGATTTTTAGATACCGATGATGCTGGTGGTCAAACTGATAGTATGTCTAAACTTCTTACTGAACACGAAGGTCCAGTTTATACATGTGAATTAGATGATCGTTGCCCTGGCCTTGTTAACTACCCAATAGATGAAGTCTTAGGCGCATGTGGATCTCACTACCTAAACAACACCGTTGCTTACGCAGTAGCCTTTGCTGTATGGAACAAAGTTGCAAAAATAAAAATGTTTGGAATTGATTTTAGCTATAAAGGCAATTTGCATTTTGCTGAAGCAGGCAGAGCTTGTGTAGAGTTTTGGTTAAGCAAGGCAATGTTTAACGGTATTGAAATTGAGGTTGCTCATACAAGTGGATTGCTTGATACATCAGTTCCAGCAGATGAAAAACTTTATGGCTATCATCGTTTAGAAGATCCTTTGGTTGTTATTACAGATGAAAAAGGAGTCTTGATTGCCAAAAAAAGAAGTCAGCTGCAACAATTTAAAAGAGAGCAAGAGCCTGTTTTGGTTGACAGGAATGATACCCATCTTAAAAAAAATAAAGTAGGAGAACCTAACAAATGGTAATGAGTTATAACGCTGGACCCGAACTAGGAATAATTGAAGTACATACAACAAACGAGGGTGGACACTCGGTTGATTTCTGGGCGAAGAGATGTATTGAAAGAATAATAGCTGTAAGCGAAGACGCCCCAGAAGATGTTGAAAAACAAATAAATAACTTCAAGGACAATATTGAGAAAGTTATTGAACAATATATGCAAAATGCTATAAAATCTGATAGGATTACAATTAATAATCAATTAGAAAAAGCTGGTTTTAAAGAAGCAGCCGATTTAATTAGGAAACTATAATTATGGCAATTACATCAACACTTACAACAAGTTTTAAAAAAGAACTTTTAAAAGGTAATCATGACTTCGATAATGGAGCTGATACTTTTAAACTTGCTTTATATACTTCTTCAGCAACTTTAGGAGCTACCACTACTTCTTTTACCACTACAGGTCAAGCATCTGGTACTAACTATACTTCAGGTGGAGCTAACTTAACCAATGTAAATCCAACAAGTTCTGGAACAACAGCTTTTACAGACTTTGCTGATTTAACTTTTGGTACTGCTACTATTACTGCTAGAGGTTGTATGATTTACAACAGCTCTGATAATAATAAATCAGTAGCAACAATTGACTTTGGTGGAGATAAAACATCTACTACTGGAGACTTTACTATTGTATTCCCAGCAGCAGCATCTTCTACAGCGATTATAAGAATCGCCTAGCCTTAAATGGCTTTTCTTAACGGTTGGGGTCGAGGCACGTGGGGCCAACTCACGTGGGGTCAAGACTCTATACCAGTCACTCTTACTGGATTAGCCGCAACTGGAGCAGTAAGTGGCGTAGGAGTAAACGCCCAAGCAATAGCAACTGTTGCTGGTGTAACAGCTTCACTTGGATCAGTTTCAGTATCAATTAACGCTGACGCAAATGCTACTCCATCAGGACTAGCAAGCACCTCAGCATTAGGAACTTTAACCAGCGTAACTGGTAAAGCAAACATAACTCCAGCCAGCCAGGTTGGAACTTCTGCTTTAGGTACAGTTACTCCAGAAGCTCAAGCAAAAGTTTCTTTAAGTGGTATAGCTGCTACTTTAGGAAATGTTTCAGTATTAATTGATGCAGAAGCAACAATCATCATTAGTTCAGGGGTAGCGGCAACAAGCGCTATAGGAACAGTTACAACACGATCATCTAATAAAATTATCGTGTTTGCACCAGCCGCAATAGGATCAGTTGGATCTGTATCAATAGACGCAGAAGCAACAGTTTCAATTACAGGGTTGTCAGCTACAGGAGAATTAGGGCATGTATTTAAATGGGAAGATATTGATGAATCTCAGACTCCAAATTGGACAGATGTGGCCGCATAATTTAATATACAATAACCAACTAAAGATGGCATAATAAATGCTCAGAGGTAAAAGATGGCAGCTTATACAAACGATTTAAGATTAAAAGAAATTGCAACAGGTGACGAAAGCGGAACTTGGGGTGATTCTACTAACACTAATTTAGAATTAATTGGTGATGCTTTTGGCTACGGAACAGAGGCCATCACAACTAACGCAGACACTCATACCACAACAATAGCAGACGGTTCAGCAGACGCTGGCCGAGCTATGTTCTTAAAATATACTGGAACTTTAGACTCAACATGTACCATCACTATTGGACCCAATACAGTTTCAAAAGTATGGATTATAGAAAATGCTACCAGCGGATCTCAAAGTATTATTATTAAACAAGGTTCAGGAGCTACAGTTACCATTCCAACTGGAATGACATCTGTAATTTACTCTGATGGAGCAGGTTCAGGTGGTGCTATGGTAGACGCATTAACAGATTTAAATGTTGCATCTTCACTTAGTATAGGTGGTTCAGGTGTGGCAACAACAGGTAAAGCTATAGCAATGGCTTTAGTTTTCGGATAAAATTAGGATAATATTATGGCAAACCCAAATTTAGTAAATGTAACTTCGATATACGCTAACAGTTTAAACGGAGCTTTAACAACTACAGTAACAACTGACATAATAACTTGTCCAAGTGACAAGTTAATTAAAATTAATAGCATTATTATTGCAAATATTGACGGTACAAATGCCGCAAGCGTAACAATGGGTATTATTAAAAGTGGTGGTTCAGTAGTTTTATTCGCTTCAACTATCTCTGTTCCTGCGGATGCCACCTTAGTATTGATAGATAAAAATTCAGGTATCTATCTTGAAGAAGGAGATGTTTTAGAGGGTGGTGCAAGTGCTAACTCAGACTTAACTTACACCATTAACTACGAATCACTAGATGATGCATAAGGAGTACAAGTATGGCTCATTTTGCAGAACTTAATAACAGCAACATAGTATTACAAGTAATAGTAATATCTAATGAAGATGTAAACGCTAATGGTGGAGATCAATCTGCTCAAGCAGAAAACTTTGTAGCTTCGATAGTGCCACATCAAAACGGTGGTAACGAATGGAAACAAACTTCATACAACAACAATTTTAGAAAACAATATGCAGGCATAGGCATGACCTATGATGCTACTAAAGATAAATTTTTACATCCTCAACCTTTTCCGTCTTGGGCATTAGATGATAACGATGACTGGCAAGCACCAGTTCCATTTCCAACAGTTACAGAAATAGACTCTAATGGAGTTCATGTACTTTGGGATGAAGATAATCGAAAATGGCTAGGAGAAACTTATACTGGTGATCCAATCGTTAAAACCAATTACGAATGGAATGCTTCTAGTAGAGCTTGGAATGAGGCCTAACCATGGCTAGTTCTAATGGCGGAATAGTAGGCGTAGATAACCCCCCAACCGATCAACCTGAAGTTATTACAACTTTTAATGCTAGTGGTAATTTAACTACAGCACCTTATACAACATCAGTTCAATATGTGATTGTTGCAGGAGGCGGTGGTGGAGATCGTGCAGGAGCAGGATCAGGTGGAGGCGGAGCAGGTGGTTACAGATCATCAGTCCCTGGTGAAGCATCAGGTGGCGGAGCTTCAGCCGAATCTTTAAGTCCAGTTTCAGGAGCTACTGTTTATCCAGTTGTAGTTGGTGCAGGTGGATTAGGTGCACAACTTTCAGGAACAACTCCTGCTTTACAAGGATCAAATTCAAGTTTTAATGGTATAGTTTCTACTGGTGGTGGGGGTGCAGCTTTTGTACCTAATCCACAAAACTCAAGAAATGGTGGTTCAGGTGGTGGTTCTTCTTATTCAAACGCAGGTGGAGCAGGAACTTCAGGTCAAGGCTATCCAGGTGGTAATGCCACGCTAAATGGCGGAGGCGGTGGCGGAGGTGGAGCAGCTCAAGCAGGTTTTGGACCACCTACACCTGCACCTCAACAAAGAGGTTGGGATGGCGGAGATGGAGTAGCTTCTTCAATTACTGGCTCACCTGTTACAAGAGCAGGAGGGGGCGGTGGCTGTGGAAGATTTACAAACAATGGTATTCAAGGTATTGGCGGTCTAGGTGGCGGAGCTAATGGCTCTAACCCTGTAGACTCACCAAATCCAGGTGGAACTGCTAATACTGGCGGTGGCGGTGGTGGAACTGATATTGGTAATCCACCCTTTAATCCTGTACCAGCAGGTCCAGGAGGATCAGGTGTGGTTATTATTAAAGAACCCAACGCAGGATTTAAATGCTCGGGAGTATGGGATATGAACGCTCTTTACGATAATGTAAAAGCAGGAACTTGGACAACTTAACATGCCTAGATTAATTGGAGCAGTATTAAATCCTGTATTAATACCTGAAGTAATAACTACATTTAATTCTAGTGGAACACTTACCACTCAACCTACTACAACTGCAGTTGAATACTTAGTTGTTGCAGGTGGCGGTGGGGGTGGTTCTTATTATTATGGAGCAGGCGGAGGTGCTGGCGGTTATTTAACAGCTACAGGTAATCCAGTCTCAGGTGGCTCACCTTACCCAATAACAGTTGGTGGTGGCGGTGCAGGAGGTTCTGCTCCTGGAGGTCCAACTTCTCCAGGTGTTGGTAGTAAAGGCTCAAACTCAGTTTTAGGTACGCCATCTCCCATTACTTCAGAAGGTGGTGGTTTTGGTAATTCAGCAGGGGCGCCTGGCAACTATGGACAAGATGGTGGGCCAGGAGGATCAGGCGGTGGAGCAGGTGCTGCTGTCCCTGGTTATGGACCACCTGTATTTCCATCTTCAGGAGGAAGTGCTGCTTCAGGTCAAGGAAATGCAGGAGGCTCATCGAATAGCCCTTTTCCAGGTTATGATGGTAATGCATCATCGGGTGCTGGAGGAGGAGCAGGTGCTGTTGGAACTAGTGCTACTTGGTATCCAGCAGGAACACCATCACCTAATGTAAATCCAGGCGGAGCAGCGGCAGGTGGGGTAGGTTTAGCAAATACAATTACAGGTTCTCCTGTTTTCTATGCTGGTGGCGGTGGTGCAGGTGGTTTTGCCAATGGACAGGGTGGAGCTGGTGGTAATGGTGGTGGCGGAGCAGGTGGCGGTACTTCGGCTGCAGCTGCAGCTGGAACTGCTAACTTAGGCGGTGGTGGTGGCGGTGCGTCACATACTGGCACATCTCCAAGCGGAACAGGTGGAGCAGGTGGCTCTGGTGTCGTTATTGTTAAAGAAGCTGGGGTTAATACTGACACATCAAGCTGTTGGGATTTAAGAACAGTTTTTACAGAAATTAAAGCTGGTAACTGGAACGGATAACACTAACCTTTCTTTTAAAACACATCTAACTTATACTATCTTCCAAGAGAGAGAAGATGAAAAATATTTACTTTTTATGCGGTTTGCCTAGATGTGGAAATACTTTGCTTGCATCTATATTAAACCAAAACCCAAACATAAGTGTTACTGCTAATTCTATAACAGCAGATATTTTATATAATCTTGAACAACTTAAAGAAACAACAAATTTTAAAAACTTTCCTGACTATCAATCATTAGATAATTTAATAAAAGGTTCTACAGAACTATACTTTAAAGATTATAAAAG